CATCAGGGTCAGGTAGTCAACGGCAATCAGGCTCAGCTTCACCCCGTCGGCCCGCAGGCGACGGACTTCGCGTTGGATATGGCTCAGGGAGATCCCCGGGGTGTCGTCGATGAACAGCTGGCGATCCAGGGCAACCCCCATGGCACTGGATAGAGCGCCCCACTCGGCATCGTCCATCCCGGTGTAAAACCGGTTTGCGTTCACGCGGGATTTCTGTGCGATGTAGCGTTCCCAAATCTGGTCGTCTGGCATTTCCAGCGAGAAGGCGGCAACTCCACCATGGGTGTCGGCGAAGTGATCCATGACGCTGACCATAATGCTCGACTTCCCCATCTTAGGGCGAGCCCCAACTACCACCAGGGAGCCGGCAGGGATGTTCTTTGGCGCGATCAGCTTGTCCAGGGCTGGGATCCCACTGGTGAAGCCAGTGGCGTAATCCGGCTGCGTCTGCCGTCTCTCAAGGTCATCGATCCATTGCTGGGAAATCTCCCGCACATGGCGGAGTCCGCGTCGCTCCCCGGTGCTGGCATAGTCGTTGATTTCAGCCAGGATGCCGTGGATGGCGGTGATCTGGTCGGCCACTGGCTCCCCGCTGGCCGTAGACAGCAGCTCAGAGGCATCGGCCAGCTTGCCCATGGCGTACCGACGCACTGCGTAATCTCGAACCAAGCGGGCGTGGGCAACCAGGTTGGCGGCGCTCGGAATGTTCTTGACCAGCTCGACCAGGTAGGCGAAGCCACCGGCTCGGTCATCCTCACCCACCGCCTTGAGGCGAGCATCCAGGGTCATCACGTCAACAGGTTGGTTGGCCTGCAGCAGAGCCAGGATCTGGGTGTAGATCATGCGATGCGGTGCTGAGTAGAAACTGGCTGGCTTGAGTAGCCCAGTCGTTGCTGCGATGCGCTTTTCATCGCCATTCTGACAGGCCAGGATCAGCCCGCCAAGAACGGCTTGCTCGGTATCGTGGTTGTGCAGGGCTGCGTTAGTCATCGAATCGCCCCTCACGCACGCCAAGGTAGCACTTCTCGGTGATCAGGAAGTCTAGGTTCTTCGGTTTCCACTGCGATTCTCCGTCTGCCCGCTGGCGCCGCTCACTCATCCAACGGCAGTTTTCAGCGATGTAGCCAAGATATGCCTCCCACCGCTCATCCGTGAATTTGAATCGGCTCCAAAAGTTTTTCATCTTGGTCTTGCGGGTGGCTGTCAGTTCACGGATGGCTGGCATGCCTGGCAGCAGTCGGTGATAGGCGTCCACCATGGCTTGGCAATCAGCTTGCACACCGCGTTTTTTCGCCGGCTGATGCGGCAATTCTTCGTCAGAAGAATTGTTCTTAGCTCTTATGCTCTTCTTGATCTCTGTATTAGAGTCTTCGGCAAGGTAATCCGCAGTTGAATCCGCAGGCATATCGGCATCCAAATCAGCAGACGCGCTATCTTGTAACTGATATTTTTCCTTATTATTCATGCTATTGCGTCGTCCTTCTAAATCCGCAACATTTCCGCCTTCTAAATCCGCGCTAAATGACCGATTAAATCCGCGCTGATAAGCGTCAAAATTGCGCAATGTCACAATGGTGTAGCCGTGCGCTCCCCGCTTGGTTGTCCTGGTGATCGCTCCGTCTTGCTCGAAGTAGTCCAGAGCCCGGCGAGCCTGGTCTTCTGATACGCCGCAGGCATCGGCCAGAGAGGCAGCAGAGGTCACCATCTGCCCCCGCTCCAGCGCAATCCTGGCGCCACCAAAGGCAACCTGTCTCTGCTCATGCGCCACCTCAAGGATGAGGTGGAACCAAACCGCCTTTTTCGCCAAATCCTTGTACCATGTAGCACTCTTGACGGACTTGAAAACCAACCTGAAACCTGACTTGGCGTTGTCTTCCATATTGCATGCCTCATGCCCCTGATGCTGCCTGGCGCCATGACGTTGAAGCGGTACTACAGCGCCAATGTCACACCCCCAATTCATCTGCTAAACGACGGATCGCTTGCTCATACTCGCCAGGTGATAGCGACTTCTGCTGTAGCGATTTCTTGCGTAGCTCGTATTCCTCCCACTTACTATGGATTGAGGATTTGCGAGATGTCTTTCTATGCTTCACGTCCATCATCTACTCCTCACCAAGCGCCACAAGCTCAGACACTTTCATATCAAGCTCATCTGCGATCTTGCGGATAGTGTTCATGCCGACGTTTTCCTGGTTGCATACCCGAGAGATGTATTTGTCAGACACGCCAAGCCGAGCGGCAAGCTCGTTCTGTCTGATGTCGTTTTTTGCCAGTGCTACCTTGATTGCCTTTCCTAGATTCATGTTTGCCCCTTTAGGTTGGTTGCCTTGATGATAGTATTCCTACTCGCTCAGCCGGTCAAATAAAAAAGTTCGAAATACCGTTTGACGCAATGGGTATAGCCGCGTATCTTTGAACACATCAGGCAGCAACAGGAGATAACAACCATGGAACCGAAATCACAGGCGCAGGCCTTCTTCAATCAGCTACCGCCGCGCCGGTTTGGACAGAAAAGAACAGACCGCGTGACGGAAGCAGACAAGCAAAAGCGCAAGGTTCGAGACAGGATTGAAGAGATCCACGAGATGCGCAGACTGGAACGGGAGATGATGTTATGAAGACCATGCTGGATCAGGTTAAGCGGATGGAAAAATACGAGTCAGAGGCCAAGCATGAAATGGTCATCTGCCTGGTTGGCGCAGGATTCGGCGCACTGCTTTACCTGCTGATTTGGGCGCTATCATGAAAGACTACAACAACTATCACGACAGAATGGAGCAGGAGAGAATGGCTAATTTCGACATATCACAAGAGCTCATAGAGCGCACGGCAGGCAATATCAAGGCGACTCTGCTGGATTGCTTGACCCATCGCGGCCACAGCATCCTTAGCGTGCTGGTGAACTCATGCGACGACAACGCGCAGGACATCAACTGTCAACTGGCAACGCTGCTATCCAACCACATGCGGCAGCCGTATCGCTCAACTGAGGGAGTACCGCGAGAGCTGGTCAAGATCCTCGACCTGCTGACTGCTGAGTTGGACTATCAGTGCGACAAGATCGCAAGGGGGGAGATGTGAGCCAACATGAAGTTGTGAGAATGGAAAGCGCCCAGGTGGCACAACAGCCTGACTCTCAGCCAATGCGCTTGCTTGAGTTGGCAATCAGCAACAATGCAGACATAGACAAGCTAGAGCGCCTGATGGTTATGCAATCGCAGTGGGACGCGCGTAATGCAAAGAGAGAGTTCCTGGCAGCAATGGCGAGATTCCAGCGCAATTGCCCAGACATCAAAAAACTCAAGCAGGGGCACAACTACAAGTATGCACCTTTGGCTGACATCATTGCCCAGACTCGAGATCTGATCTCAGAGTGTGGGATGTCATATCGGTTTGAGCAGAATCACGACTCAGGGATTCGCGTAACGTGCATTGTTAGCCATGAGGCCGGGCACAGTGAGAGCAACACCATGGTGGCAATGCCTGACGCCACCGGCAGCAAGAACGCGATTCAGGCAATTGGATCAACTGTCCAGTACCTAATGCGTTACACGTTTGTTGGTGCGTTTGGTATAGCCACCGCTGACGAAGATATTGACGGAAGGCTGCCTGAGCAGAATGAGATCAAGCTAGATCGAGCGTCAGCAATTGCTGCATTACAGGAATCAATCAAGGCAAGAGGCAAGACGGTTGATGATTTTCTGGCGTGGTTTGGAAGCTCATTAAAGCCGGCAGTTTCTTTTGATGGGATTGATAGTTTGTCAGATCAGCAGATTGGCTTTGCGCTGAGAAAGCTGGAGGCGAAGAAGTGATTTACACGAACCGCATCACAGGCGTTAACGTCTACGATATGGAGCAGGGCACTGATGAATGGCTGTTCCATCGGTGCGGCGTTGTGACGGCCTCACGCGCCCACGACATCATCAAGCCAGGCAGAGGGAAAGGAGGCTACAGCGAGGCGCGTAAGGCGTACATGATGGAGCTGGTTGCCCAGGTCTGCACTGGGCTGATACCTGAGCAGTCACAATTCAAGCAGGCCGCCTGGGGGCACGAAAACGAGCCACTGGCCCGCGAGGCATACGAGGCAATGACGTTCTCGTGCGTCAACCAGTGCGGCCTGATTTACCGTGACGAGTCTATGCGCTGCGCAATCAGCCCGGACGGCATCATGGAGGATCGCGGACTTGAGATTAAAAACCCGTTCACGACTCAAGTTCACATCGACACGCTGGTAAACGGCTCAATAAAGCCTGAGTACATCACCCAGTGTCAGTTCTCCATGTGGGTCACAGGGCTTGATCGGTGGGATCTATGCAGCTGCGACTTCAGGATGAGAGGAAGGCCAGAAAACCGGCTCTGCATTATCCCGCAATACCGAGATCAGGAAATGATGGAAAAATTCGATGAACACATCCCGCTGTTTTGTTCAGAAATGGACAGCATCCTGGCTGGGCTTGGGTTTGTGTTTGGCGATCAGTGGAAACAGTAAATAAAACAGGAGTAACCATGGCAGAAGAATTGAACCCTGGGTCAGCAGCCACGCTGGCCCACAAAACCCTCTCATCGCAGCTTGAAGCAATCATCGCTGGCGCATCAGGCGTTACCAAGGCTCAGGCAGAAAGCCTTGCAGTGCTGCTTGATAGCAACATGCAGTTGATCGTAGAGGCCAGCAATGCGCAGGTGGATGAGGCAAACTGCCTCATCGACGAGCTTGAGCAACGAGATGCTGAGCTGTCAAAGGCGCAATGTGAGGCGGTGCGCTTGGCGAAGGATCTGAAATCGCTGCAAGCTGGCCGCCTGGAAGACGAGCGCAAGGTTCGAGAAATCATGGCAACACATGAGCAGATCAAGAACCAGCGCGACAACTACAAGCGAGACTCCGAAGAGGCAGGGAAGCTGCGGGCAGAGGTTAAGCGGCTCCGCAACCAGGCAGAAAACCACACCAAGGCAAAGGCCAAGCTGGAAGCTCAGGTGACGTCGCTCACCCAGGACGTTCAGCGCCTGAAATCTCGCCTGGCGCCAACTGCTGAGGCTGTGCGCGAGTGCAACCAGCTTATGCAGTTTGTCAGAAATGTCATGATATTCGAAGGCATGGCAGTAGAGGAAACCATCGAGCACAAAGGCGAGCAGTATCACATCTATCGCCGCCCAGGGAACATCGCCAAGGCGTTCAATCCTGCTGGCATGAGCGACAGTATTTCACGCGAGCATCAGTACTATTTCCGCATCGAGACCAACTGCGGTTATCACTACGATGCCGCACCCGTCGAAGGTGGCGGAGCTGTTTACGCCAAGCCGAAGGCATTGCCGAAGGAAGTCAAAAAGCACATCAACGAGCTGTTTGCCGCTGAGACTCTCTATGATGGCAGCCGCCTAGCACTGCGAGATGATGGCCTGCAAAAGCGACTTCAAGACATCGAGGCGCTGCTGATGCCACTTGATGCGCTACTCAAAGGAATGGATCGGCAGCTAATCACAAACCGAGTTGTAACCAACAGCACAGTTAACCGTAGCAAGAGCAAGAGGAAGTGATGATGAGTAAGCACACACAGGAGCCGTGGGCTGCAACGGACCGAGCGATCAAGCGAGATAACGGATTTGGCTACGGCGAGATAATCGCTAACGTTCCAGGTGGCAATACATCAGGACCATTCTTTGTTCAATGCGACGAGGAATGTGAAGCCAACGCCCGACGCATAGTCTCCTGCGTCAACGCCTGCGCAGGCATGGCCGATCCAGCGGCAGAGATTGCTGAGCTGAAGCGGCAGAGAGATGAGTTTGTCGGCCTGATGGAGCTTATCGCATCAGAGATTCCATTCAGGCAAGGGAAGAATGGCAATTGCCCATGGCATGGCCACAGCGAGCCAGGGATATGGGATGACGATAACGGAGCGTTGTCTGGCAAGGAGTGTGGATTGTGCAAGGCATGGAATATGGCTGTTGAATTTAGCAACAAAGCAAAGGAGATGACAAAATGAACGACTTTGAATTTGAAGGATACACCTACGCATTTTTTGCAGAACAGGCAGCAGAGTTTGAGCGGTCAGGACTGTACAGCAAGGCCGAGGCGCTTTGGCTCAAGGCCAGCCGCTTTGCAGAGGTTGAGCAAAACCGTCATTGGGCAGACTGTCGCGCACTGGTTTGCGCTAAGGCTAAGCTGGCATGATGTACGACGCCGACAATGCCATAACAACGCTTGCCAGGCAGTGCAATGCAGAGTGCCATGCTGCGACGAATGGAGCTAAGCCTTGGCAGTACACAGACATAACCGCGCCAATAATCGACAGATGGGCAAAGAAGGCTGAGCTGTATGGCTTGAGTCGCCAGCGGCTAAAGCACCGCATAGGCGTTATGAATGGAGTTTTTGCAGAACGAGGTTAGTGTGTTACCCTGTACCTGTAAGTTATCTCCTGCCAAAACCGTTAGCCCCTCACTGAGGGGCATTTTTTTACTCTTCCAGCTTGCCACGCAGAATGCGGATTTCGAGAAGCACTTTGTAAGCAGTCAGGCAGGCCAACACAAGGCCGACGATTGCAGACACTGAGCCGACGTTTTCAGGCAGCCATTTAGACAGCTCAGCAATGCTAACTCCGATGGTTGATAGGGCCACAACAAATGCCGTCTTGGCATCACTGAGGCTTGAGTACAGCTTATAAATCACGCCTATCGTCGCTGCCATGATCACCCCGGCTAGAAATCTCTTCATCGTCAATCGCCTTTGTCTTAATGAACCATCTTGCGCAGCATAGTAACAGCACGACAAGCCAGACTAGAAGGCATATGGCCCTGATTATCTCCAGTGCGCCCAAATCCTCGCCCTCCGGCCATGTCATTACCCTATGTTTGTTGATATTATGTGCAGTATATGATAGCCGCAGTCGTTTGAGAATCGCGGAAGGTGTATTTGGGGGGGGGTGATTGATGAGCAATAGAGCCAAACCGCATCCAGCCAACTCAAGAGTGATAGGCCTTGAGATGCTGGCAAGAGAAGGATCAACTGAGCAGGTAAGAGCAAATGCCATTGCCGCGCTCAAGAAGTACCACGGGATCGACTTCAAGGGGTGAGTGATGGCGAAGGTTAGAAACTCGATAGCTGCTGGCACCGCGCTGATGGTAGTGCTGGCTGCATTCACTGCCAATTTTGAGAGTGGCGGATCCAATCCTCACCTCACAGCCTATCTTGACCAGGGCGGCGTTCCGACGATTTGCCACGGCATCACCGGGCAGGATATTCACCTAGGCATGACAGTCACAGCGGAATGGTGCCAGAAGCGCTATGAGTTTGAGCTTGAGAAGCACAGCAAGCCGCTGGACAAAGTACCGTACCAGATGAAGCCGGAGATCAGGGTGGCCTGGGCAGACTTCTGTTTCAACGTTGGGGTTGGCGCATGCAGTAGCAGTACCGCATTCCGGCGCCTGGTTGCCGGTGGCGAGCTGACGAGCTGCGATGGGTTCCTAGCGTGGCGCTACACCACGGTTAATGGTGTGAAGCGCGATTGCTCAATCGGTGCCAGTCGCTGCTCTGGCATCTGGAAGCGCCGCAACGCAGAGCGCAACTTGTGCCAAGGGCGCATCATGCGGGCCGAGTTTGACAAGCTGACGGCTGATTTACCGAGAGGGGGCGAGATTGGCCCCGTATCGACGAATTAATCATCCAGACGGCGACAGGTACGAATCGTGGCTTGCAGGAGAGCAGGTCGAATACTACAGAGAGTGATTGATATGAGTTTGCTTAGCAAATCTGTGCGTAAAGTTGGTGGGTCGTTCCAACATACTGGGGTGGTTGTCGCTGAATTCGTTACTACGGCAGGGGAGCTGAGGATTGTGCTTGAATTCGATGCACCAGTTGCCGGGATGCTACACGTCTACCGGCCTGATCAAGTCGAGGTGATAGCGTGAGCAGAGCACAACGACGCAGCGACTACAGACGAATAAAGCGCAACAGGTCTGGCTACACTTCCGCATGGAACGGAGATGGGTCAGAAAAAGTAAAAGGAATGACTGCTGCTACGCCCAAGCGTTGCAGCTGCTGGATGTGTTCAAACCATCGCAAGCACGAAGGAGAGCCTTTTTCTGACAAGCGAAGAAAAGGAGGTTTGCCGTGGTCGCAGTATTTGGATTAATCGGCGTCTGCATCTGGTTGTTGGTTGATGCTCTCGGGAGTAACCCGCCATGAAACTAATCGATAACTGGCGTAAAGCCCACAAGATGTCGTCCATGCAACTGATGGCGCTAGCCTGGGTGGCTGATGGGCTGCTGTCAGCACTCGATCGGTTCGGCTATCAGCTGATGCCGCCAGGCTGGCAGACTGCTATCACGCTGGCGCTGATTGCGGCGGCCATGCTCGCCAGGGTTATTGCTCAGGAGAGTGTGAAATGACGTATAGTTGCAATAGACAAGACCCAGTTCATGTACACATAGAGAATAGAGTATATATTCTTGACGTATTTATATATCAACAACATGTATTTGTCAGTGGGTTCTCGATAAATGAAGAGTATAGGGGAAGAAAATACTCGCGTCGTATATTTAACCGTATTCTGTCTCGTTTTAGCCTAGATATAGTCTTAGAGTCCTACAAGACACTGGTGAAGTACTATACTGGACTTGGGTTCGATATACTAGAAGGAATTGATGATCAAGGGTATTACTTGATGAGGTTATCTAAATGACCACTCAGATCCGCCTAATACTGCTGGCCGCCGGCCTGTCTATGCTGGTGGCATGGTCGTGGTGGCTGTACGAGCATGGCCGCGC